GCGGTCTACCAGCACTTGACAAAAAAGAAATGGCTTCTTAGGGGTACTCCCACAGAAGCCCGCGTAAAGAGTGTATGTCAGCGGAAGTGGAACACATCTGTTGACTTGGTAGCTGCGACCGACGGTTTAAAGATCGATGCCGCTGAAGCGATACTTGGGGCCCTTTTGGCAAAGGCCTCTTCCGTACCTGGGAGGATTCGCGAGATGGCTATGTCCTCTCTCCGTCCTAAGGCTACTGCCGACGGGGAGTGGTATGACATAACGCACGGACAAATGATGGGTTCCTACTTGTCCTTTCCCCTCCTGTGTCTACAGTCCTATTGCGCCGCCCGATGGGCAACTAAGGGCTTAGATGCTTCCTACCTCGTTAACGGTGATGATACGTTGATTAACTGCGATCACCGCGATGTCCTCGACAACTACCCTGAGGGCTTCAAAATAAATAAACAAAAAACGAAGGTAGCACAGAACGTCGCAGAAATAAATTCAACTACGTTCTTGCAAACTGGAAAGAGATGGGGGGAGATCCGTCATCTCCGTAGGGGTGGTGGTCTTTCAGACTGGGTGCAGGGGCTAGGTCATCTAGCCTCGGCCTGCACAGCTTCAGGACCAAAATGGGTTTCCGCTTTTATCCACGCCGGCTTCACTCGTCGCGCTAAGGTCGATCCTGCCGATTTAGGGCTGGACACGCGCAATCACGATGTGTGGCGACAACATTCTGCCTTTAGGCAGAACGGTGGATTTAGGCGGTGGCCCGTGGTAAAAGGGGAAAAGGATCCCCGGTTAGTCGACGTCGGTCGGGAGTTGACAAGTATAGAGACTGAGGAGTTGCGTCAGCTTCTCTTCACTGAGGGTCGATTTGTGCCTGATCGACACAAACCCCAGTTAGTCTCTAAACTTCCGCTGACTAAGAAAAGAAAGGTCTTCCACAGTTTCGGACGGAAGCCGGTGTATCCGGATTACGTCTTCCACAAGTCCTACCTTGATGCTCTAAAGCTCAAGGAGGTTCCGAAACGGGAAGTAGGGTTTGTGGTGGCCGATTCTCAGATGACGGAAATCTGTCGGCCATTAACAAAAGAGATTGAAGGGGAGATCTACCTGGTCTCAGGACTATGGTGGTAGTCTCGGGTGGGCTCAGCATAGGCATGTCGCCAAGTGAGCTTCGCGCGGAACTTACAAATGAAAGCCGGTGTAATTCGGCGTGGTGTGGGACTGGGCACATCGAAGGTGTGCGACGAGGAAACGAATCACACTGCCATCTAGTGGCGGCGTCCGTTAGTGGGGATGACAGCGATTAAAAAGAGCTTATAGTGTCGCTGTAGGGGGGAAATGATCGATATACCGTTGATCCCCCGGTTGATAAGCGCTCCCCGCGTTCTTCGATGTCAAGCAGATGGTAAGAGAGGACCCTCGGATGGGGCTGTATTTAGACCCCACAGCAAAAGCGCCATGGCGTCGTCGGTCAGTAGTACGTAAGGAAAGCGGTTGTGCACCGTTAGGCAGGT